TTTGACGTAACCAGCGCATCAGCCACCAATCGAAGGGTTTCGATGTTTGACGTGTACACGTTGCTTCCAATACTGAGCGTGTCAAAGATGGTGGCGTCGTCCAAAACGGTTATGTTTTGTGTGACTACGTTACTGGCAGTCATGTTTGACGTGTACACGTTGCTTCCAATACTGAGCGTGTCAGCGATGGTGATGTCGTCCAAAATGGTGATGTTTTGTGTGATGATGTCACTGGCCGTCATGTTTGACGTGAACACATTGCTTCCGACACTTAGAGAGTCGCGCACAACCTCGTTTGACGTAACCAGCGCATCAGCCACCAATCGAAGGGTTTCGATGTTTGACGTGTACACGTTGCTTCCAATACTGAGCGTGTCAAAGATGGTGGCGTCGTCCAAAACGGTTATGTTTTGTGTGACTATATTACTGGCAGTCATGTTTGACGTGTACACGTTGCTTCCAATACTGAGCGTGTCAGCGATGGTGATGTCGTCCAAAATGGTGATGTTTTGTGTGATTACGTTACTGGCGACCATGTTTGACGTGAATACATTGCTTCCGACACTTAGAGAGTCGCGCACAACATCGTTTGACGTAACCAGCGCATCAGCCACCAATCGAAGGGTTTCGATGTTTGACGTGTATACGTTGCTTCCAATACTGAGCGTGTCAAAGATGGTGGCGTCGTCCAAAACGGTTATGTTTTTTGTGACTACGTTACTGGCAGTCATGTTTGACGTGTACACGTTGCTTCCAATACTGAGCGTGTCAGCGATGGTGATGTCGTCCAAAATGGTGATGTTTTGTGTGATTACGTTACTGGCGACCATGTTTGACGTAACCAGCGCATCAGCCACCAATCGAAGGGTTTCGATGTTTGACGTGTATACGTTGCTTCCAATACTGAGCGTGTCAAATATGGTGGCGTCGTCCAAAACGGTTATGTTTTGTGTGACAACGTTACTGGCAGTCATGTTTGACGTGTACACGTTGCTTCCAATACTGAGCGTGTCAGAGATGGTGATGTCGTCCAAAATTGTGATGTTTTGTGTGATTACGTTACTGGCGACCATGTTTGACGTGTACACATTGCTTCCGATACTGAGTGTATCAGCGATGGTGATGTCGTCTAATATTGTGATGTTTTGTGTGATTACGTTACTGGTAAAGATGTTTGATGTGTACACATTACTTCCAACACTCAATGAATCAGTTATTTCAGTGCGTGTTGTTACTATAGAATTGTCAACAGTAAGATCCTTGGTGATAACAACATCTAAATTGATGGATAGTACATTTTTATCCATAATGGTAACTGGAACAGTCGAGTTGCTAGTATGAAAATACAAAATATCATTGTTATTATTTTGGAAATCTACCGCACTTATGAAAGTGTCTCCATTATCATCAATTAATCCACCTAATGGAAGCCATCCTTTTGCAGTGTCTGTGGCTAGTAATGAAACGCCTTCGAATCTTTTTTTAGATTCATTATAAAACAATGTTCCAACATCACTCAAATCCGCATTTGGTTTCTTATCTTCTTCTCCATGTGGAATACGAAATGTTGGACCATCAACAACTAAATTTGAAAATAGTGAATCTCCATTCACATTAACTGTTCCATTTACAGATAATGTACTTGTTTCTAAAAACCCTTCCTGTGTAACTTGAAATACTGTTGCACCGTCTTGATCAATTCGAAGCACATCTGAATTCGAGTATATGTGTAGTGTATTACTCGATAAGGATGAAGGAGTGAAAGATACACGTCCTTCAAAATCAGATTCATTTATTGATTTCAATTTTCCTTCAACAGTGAATTCATCAGCCACGAGTAAATTGGAAACAGAGTTACTATTTATGTTGACAGTATTCACGTTGATTTCATTCACTTGAAGATTTGCATCTATAAAAACATCTTTAACACCATCTATCTTTGTGAGTGTGACCAGAGGTGTAGACGTTTCATCACCAATCCCAAAAAGTAAACGACTACCATCTGATGTTTTGACAATCGTATCTCCAGCAATAGAAGACATTAAATGCTGTCCATCTTGAAACACAGATTGGAAATAACCAGGCATTCCTATTTACTAATAATTTGATTTTTTATTTAAACTTACCAACTGTTTGTATATCAAAAATAAATGAAACAAAAGCTATTCGATGGTTCTGAACAAGTTACCCATATAACGATTCTTTGTATGTTCAAGAATAATGAAGACTACTTAAAAAACTTCTTTTTTGATGCAATGAATTCATTTGAAAAAATATATGATGTACATTTTGATTACATCATTCACGAGAATAATTCAAAAGATTCAACAAAAGAGTTGCTAAAAACGTTCATTCGATCAAAATCCAAAAAAAGTCAACTGACAACATACGACTTTACGCGTGATTATAAAAACATTGGCAATGGAAAGAATAACGATAGAATTGCAAACTTATCAAAGATAAGAAACAAACTTGTTGAATCAGCACGTCCATTAACTTCTGTTTGGAATATTCTAATCGACAGCAACATCTTTTTTCAACCAACTATATTGACTGAAATGTTTTCATGTAATCCAACAAATCAAAACATTGGTATGTTTTCACCCTATACACAACAACTTATGATTCCAGGAGTTCATATATCATCAGAATACAAAAAACCAGTGTTATTGAATCATTACTACGACACGTTTTCATTTTTCGACACAAGGTCTAAGACCTTCTGGCCTTTTTGTGCATTTGAAAAGTGCAACTTTTGTTCGAAAGATGCCAAAACGAAAACGTTTGATAGACATTTTATTTCAAGAAACAAAGATATTGTTGATGTTAATTCTGCTTTCGGAGGTTTCGCAATAATTCATAAGGACATACTTAACAATTCCCAAATAACTTGGGATACATGTTCACATGATTCATCGAAAGATGAGTCTCTTTGTGAACACTTTTTATTTTGTTTTATGGCGAAACGCTTATCAGGAAAAAGGATTGTACTTTTACAAAATGTTGATAAAATTCATCGTACATTTTGAGTGATGAGTACGATATAAGTATTTAAAAGTTCTCACCATATTTTTCGATAAAGTATGGATCCATACAATGTACTAGGTGTATCAAGAAATGCAACGAAAGATGAAATCAAAAAAGCTTACAGAAAATTGGCTGTGAAGCACCACCCTGACAAAGGCGGTGACGAGAAGAAATTTCAAGAGATTACTAATGCGTATTCTGCATTGACATCCGAAGAAAGTACTGATTTTGGTTTCGGTGGTATGAATGCTGGTTCATTTCAAGATTTTGATATTTTCAGACAGTTTTTCGGTGGAGGTACAACAGATCGAAGGAAACATGGAATGAAAGAACATAAAAATAAAAATATAGTGATAACTCTGAGCGAAGCATTTACAGGACTGACAAAAAATATGAATGTTAAAAGTGAGGTGAATTGTTCAAAATGTAGAGCCACATGTAGCACGTGCAATGGAAATGGGTACGTGAATCAACAAATCGCACAGAGAATGGGTCCGGCGACTTTTATTCAAACGGTGAGATCGAAATGCGTATGTGATGAAGGTTTTGTGAAAAGTTCTGGAAGTTGCAATACGTGCGATTCAACCGGTAAAGAACACATTGATAAAGTCATCTCGTTGAAGATTGAACCCGGAGTTCAATCTGGAAAGGTGTACAAATTCGAAAATATTTTAAAAGATACCGTTTTGTTGTTTACAATTGAAATCAAACGTGATCCGAATTTCACAGTAGATGCTAAAAATAATTTAGTTCTGGTGAAACCTATTGATTTCACCGATTCTATCTTTGGAACGAAATTCAATGTAACCCATCCATCAGGAAATGTATTACTAATTGATCTCACAAAACTTGGATATATAATGCGCGAATACAAACCATTTGTTTTAGCAGGAAAGGGAATGACGACACAATCAGATCTTATCATTCAGTTTAATATCAAATATCGAAACATCAAAAAAGATTGTCATGAAGTATTACGACAAGAATTTGAGAAAATATTCGTTTAATTCAAATGACTTGTTTGATTGTCCATCCACAAAATAATGTAAATGATTTCTTAACATATAGTAGTATTGTTCGATACATTTGTTCAAATAATGAACCAAATATTGAAGTACACTATGTTGTTTTAAAAAAGTTTGAACAGTATATTGATTATCTGTATTCTGGGATTGATGTTAAATATATTCTTCTTGAAGAATTATCGGATAACAGTGTTTTACGATTACTTATGGGTGATCATAAGAATACTAAAGATAGACAGTTTTTCGGATATTTCGACAAATATAGATTTGATAAGTTCAAAGGAATATTTCAGAGTTTCTTTGGAAACGAAACCAAATTTGATCCGTACCAACTGTATGAAATCGAACCAAGTGTGTGGACCAACTACTTTTCATTTACACGAAATGCCCGAGTTGAAAAAAGTAAATGGCAAAATAGTTTGGCACGATTCAAATTCAAATACAACGCAATATCATCTATCAAAGGATTTCGATTGCCAAAACTAAATCTTACTGAAACGACCCTTAATGTTTATCTTGATTCTATGTTCGAGGAATCCAATTTTTTTGAATCGATGATTGTAATCATGAACGCTTCGAAGCTGTATCTTAGACACACTGACGTGTTCACATTTTTTGTGTATTTATTACACGAAAGTGGTTCGTTTTCTTCTGAAAAATCGAAAACAATTCATTTGTTTCATCAAGGAGAAGACGATGTTCCATTCAAAATACCAACATGTTGGAAGCAAACCCTAGTTTAAAAACAAAGTCATAAATTAATCTTAATAAATATGTATTTTTATCATCAAATCCTGTTTGATTTTGATGGTAATAAAAAAAAACATTCAACTACACATGAACATGAAGCGCTAAGTCATAATATCAATAAGTTCAAAGATTCATTTCAACACAAATGTTGGGACTTGGACGAATCTATTGAATTCACAAAACAACATTATCCGTTTCTTGTGTGCATTTTTGAAGCAGAAACAAAATTTAATATCATTAAATGTGATTTCTTTAGGTATCTGCTACTGTATCACTTTGGTGGTCTTTACACGGATATTGACTTTTTATGTATAAAATCACTCGACGAGTTTGTTCATTGTGTACTTTCATCAAAACTAGAAACTGTAAACAAAACATTAGAACCACCTCTTATCGTTCTCACTGAAGAATGGTACGATTCCATGTACATGACGCAAACGATTCATAACGGATGTTTGTTTAGTGAACGTCCAAAACATCCTTTTTGGATGAATCTCATCTTAGATATTTATGAAAAACTAATCACGAAGCGTGTTCAAATAAAGTCAGAATCTGATGTCTACGAACTATCAGGACCCAAAAAACTACATAATTTTTATAAAAAACATATTGACATATTTAAGGGAGTGATCGTGTTGCCTTACTATTACTGTTGTCCATTTATTGCAGTAACTCAGTCTAATTCATCATCAAAAGAAACTTACACAGTTTTGTGTAATCGTAAAGATGTTATTGTACCTGAAATCTCGAAAAGTGTTTGGGTTTTTTTCAACATGGATCATTATGATAAAATAGAGTTGTATTGTCCAAATTCGTTCTTTGTGAATATAAATTTGAAATCTGGTAGTATGTGGAAAAAATGATTTTACGATCTTGTGAAAAGGTTTTTCTTTAAAGTAATTTTAGCTATAGTTGATAAATGAAAATTTGTTTTGAGTAAAAATATATGGATAATTCTCATCTTATAGGGTTCGGATAGAATCTTTTATTTCTTCAATAAATTTTTGGTTGATGTAATTATCAATATATGGTTTCAATGAATCATCCACATGTTTATTTATATTGTCCCAATTTTGAGAGACATATGGAATCAACGTTTTGTTGATTTGTTCTTGTTGAGAATCTAGCTGACTTTCAAATGTTCGTAATTCCCTCTCAAAGTTATCATATTTCGTGAACAAAGTTGGATCAACCTTCACAATTTCACTTTCTTCATATTTCTGTTGTAAAACATCCAATCGATCAGAAATATCAGACGCTTGAGCTAAATTTTTCAAAGTGTCATCATCGAATGCACTCATAAATCCTGTTAGTTTATCTTGAGAAGATTGAATTGATTCCGATAATGTTTTAAACTGTTCATTCAACGCAGAAATGTTTGTTTTATTTTTTTCGATTCCAGATATATTGCCACTGTTTCGTTCTATAATGTTTTTATAGGTATCAAACCATTCTGGTGCGTTTGTTTGTGAAGATGTAATTGATTCCGATAATGTTTTAAACTGTTCATTCAACGCAGAAATGTTTGTTTCATTTTCTACGACTCCAGATGTAGTAGTGGTGATTTTTTTCTCCATATTTTTTTTATTTTCTTTCAAGGTTTCATTGATTTGGTTGATTTGATCTGTGAGGTCATTAAATCTTTGCCTGTCTTCTTTTTCATTATTCAACAAGTTATCTTCAATACTTTTTGTGATTTTCTGAAAATAAGTTTTGAGCTTATCTTCTAATTTTTTGGAGGTTTTTATGCTTTCAGTCTGGACCTCATCGATTTTTTTTCCAAAAATGTTTGTAACATCGTTTATTTCGTTATTGACAACTTTATTGATTTCATTGTCTATTTTTGTTATCGAACCTTTCGATTGGTTGATTTCTTTTTGAATATCTTCTAATTGATTAGTGAACTGATTTGTTACAATATCCAATTGGTTCTTATTAGATTTTTCTGCGTTCATCACTAAATTTTGTACTTCACCAAGTTGTTTACCGAAAGTGTTTGTAACAGTATCTATTTTTGTATCCACTACATTGTTAATTTTGTTTTCCATATTTCCAATCGAACTATTTGATTGGTTGAGCTGATTTCGAACGTCGGCTATCTGGTTCGCTACTTTGTTTGTAACAGTATCTATTTTTGTATCCACTACATTGTTAATTTTGTTGTCGATATTTCCAATCGAATTATTTGATTGGTTGAGCTGATTTCGAACGTCGGCTATCTGGTTCGCTACTTTGTTTGCAACAGTATCTATTTTTGTATCCACTACATTGTTAATTTTGTTGTCGATATTTCCAATTGAACTATTTGATTGGTTGAGCTGATTTTGAACGTCGGCTATCTGGTTCGCTATCGTGTTTGTAACAGTGTCGATTTTGGTATCCACTACATTGTTAATTTTGTTGTCGATATTTCCAATTGAACTATTTGATTGGTTGAGCTGATTTTGAACGTCGGCTATCTGGTTCGCTATCGTGTTTGTAACAGTGTCGATTTTGGTATCAAGTTTTTCTTTTGAGTTTTCAGTCTCGTTAAGCTGGGCTTGAACGTTTTTGAACTCTTTATCGTAAGATGTTTGAATAGATTCAATTGCTTCACCAAGTTTTGAGTTTAATTTTTCATCTGATAAAGATATGCTATTTTCAATTGCAACATCTATTTGTTTCTTGTTTGATAACAAGCTTGATTCTGTTTTTGATAATCTATTATTGATATCATTCATCTCATTGTCAAGTTTGTTGGATACGATTTGTTCAACATCCTCAGTTATATTGGTATTGTCAGTTGCTATTTGTTTGACAGTCTCCAAAATTCGTTCTTGGATGTACAAAATATCTTTTTGTGCAGAGTAGAGTTGTTCGCTCAAATAATTATAAAAGCAAAATATCTGAATAGCATCACTCCACTCTTTAATCCAAGAACGACCGTACTTATTTAAATACTTTGGATGGTTTCGTCCTTCGAAATCCATGATATCACTGAGGTTTTTTGATACGAAGTCATTGATTCGTTTTGTATACTGTTCTCTGTCCTCATCTGGTATATATTTTAAATGATTCAGGTTTAGATCCAATGTGTTAAAAATGTTGTCCAGAACATATTGAATGACTGGAAAATGAATGTTTTTGCATTCAGTGAAGTATTTTGCATATTTTTTAAGGAATGAATCATACTGTTCAAAGTGTTCATCATTATATTCATCTGTATTCATAACACTGTATATATCAAACAATTTGTGCAACTCGGAGATAATTTGACGCGTTAGATTACTTTTAGCAATTCGTTCTCGTGACCAGTTAACAGATTTTGTATTGTAAGTTTTCCCATTTGACCAACTTTGAATAAACGTATACATGTTATCTTTGTGATTGTAACTTGTTGTGTTATACTTTTCAATCACGTGTTTTCTAGATATCAATAATGATTTAAACAATAGAATACTGAAAAGCAGTACAAATAAATAAAGCACGGATGTACGAATACTCATTTATATAATTGAACAAAATACTCTGTCTTTAATTTAAGTGTTGTTAGGTGTGCTAGACAGATTTTGCATTAATGATGTGTAAAAAATATTATTAAAAATCAAATGTCAAAATCTATTACAATGAGTCGTGCATTCAACTTTTTCACAATTGTAATCGTAATTTTATTTGCATCGATTAATAAGCAATGGTATAATGAATTGTTTTCTCATCAAACGTCGAAACATAATTTGAAAGAAATGTTCAGACAAGATAACGGAAATGATAACAAAACCTATGATCGAAATTTCAAATCGATCAAAAATACAGATACATTTCATAACATTACGGATCAGATTACATCCATAAACAATACATTTAGTTCAATTCTCAAAACAGGATTGAACATAAAAACAAGCGAGTTGTTGAACAAAGTTAATAAAGTTAACTAGTTGAATCATGGTTATGATAGTGTTGACGAAATCGATACTTGAAACGATTCATTTTTTCGACAAAGAAATACTAAGTTTTTTCGACAGTTTTGCGAGAGCATTTAAACCGCGAACGTAGTTCACAGTTAGACATACTGTGTTCAAAATGTTTTGATATTGTGATGATAAGTGTTTCTGATTTTCATTCGATTTGTCGAATATATTATCAGTATTCTTCAAATCACAGTCCATTTGATGTTCTGCGTCACAAATCATAGATAAATTTGAATTCAAACCTTGGATGGATTGCATAAAACTTTCGATTTGTTCTAAACATCTTTTGCGTGTTACATAAATTATGGATAAATGCTCATTATATTGTGAATTAATTTTAACAATGTTTTTAACAATGTCTTGTCGTTTTTCTGAATTTAAATTGTGATAATGTTTAGCGTTCCAAGTGGGTTCTATGTCTCTACAGAAGTTTTCAGCGTCTATGTTTGAAATAAGTTTTTTTTGTGAAATCGTGTCAATGTTTTGAACATTGTTTAAAGGTTGTTCAAATTTAAACTCTTTTCCAAGTATGTTTGTAATAAGTGTATGGAGATGATTCAATTGATACAGTAATGAAGTTCGTTCTCTCTCAAAACGTTGTTTAAGTATTTCAAGATTACAATCAGAGTCACATACTACAAAATCTTCTTGAAATGTTTTTTGATATACAAAAAGAGAAACACATAGCAAAAAAAATACTCCACTGAATACATACAAATACGACATTATTGTCATTTTAATGTATTTCAACATTTTAATGTCTATTTTCATTGATTCTATGTACAGTTTAACGGTCCTTCATCCGACTCTATGTGACGAAATAAACTTGAACAAGGTATGTCTTTCTTAGCAGATCGAGTCTGATTCGAACATCGTTTTCTCTTCTGAACTTTTTTTTCGTATGCTACTTTATCTCTTCTGAATTCCAAAACTTGATCCCAAACATCCTTCAGTTCTTTTAATAATTTATTCCATAAAACACGATCTCTTTTCTCACGTTGAATATAGAAATCATGAATAGCATATATGTATTGTTTGCGAAATGTTTTATCATGTGAGAACTCCAAATCATCTAATTCACCATACACGAAGTCTCCACTATATAATTCTAAAACGATTCCTTGATGGTGAATTTCAGGATTTCCTTTATCTTCTATAGCCTGTTCCAATGAGTCATATTCCTTAATATAACATTCAAGGTAATCACAGTACTCTAGATCACACACTTCTAACTGTCCTTGAATTTGAAGTTTATATTGTTCGTGTATTTCTTGTGTATTTTTTCGATTGTAAGGACATTTTATCTCCAACATAACACCAGTATCACTAACACCATCTGGAGAAGCTCCAATGAAATCGTAATTTGGATGTTTCATAATTCCATATTCAAAAACTGAAACGTTCATCTTTTTTTTATAAAACTTATTTGCAACTTCTTCATACCGTATTCCCCATTGTAGTGGGGGAGACGAACTGTCAAATGTATCAAGTTCGTACCCAACTTTCTTTCGGAAAAAATCAATTTGATTTCCAAATTTTCCTCTGTTGGTAGCTTGTCCAAAATCTGAAGCAGTAATTAAGGAGTTTCGTATGTCATACCATTCTGGAGTTCTTTGTTTTACGAAGGGATACTTGTTGAGTTCGTGAACAATTTTCATTTGACTTTCCATTTGATCAACTCTATTCTTTAGGCGTTCCTCGGAAATAGATCCATAAAGCTTTCCTATAGGTGATTTTTTGAAGGAATTCAAAACCTGAACAATGGTTTTATTTTCATGGAAAACATTGCATAAAAGTTGATCAATGATGTGAATATCCATTTAACAAATACACTTGAAATAAACTTAAGTAGATATCAGTTTTTAAAAATGATGGAAAGCAAAATGAATATCAAGTTGAACAAATTAAAACAACTGTATGACGAATCGGATAAAAAGCTTGTACATAAAAATAAAAACGTAAACAATATATGTTGCTTGCCACTGAATGATCAAGCAAATCTGCAATCCATATTATATACTAATGAGAAGTATCAACAAAAGATAAATAAACGAATAATAAACAAGCCATTAAACACAATTGTGATGGACTCTGATTCGTTCGATGAGTTTGTGAATAACGATATTCAACAAATAAAATATTTGAATTGGACTCAAATTCCAATAAGCTGGAAATATAGATATGTACTCGATTTTATTGATTCAGACCAAGACACAACTCCCGAAGAAAAAGAATATTATAAATCAAAAACATCGATATTTTCTGTGAGGAAAAAAGGAATCGTCAAATACGACAGGAAAAACGGAAGTATATCAAAACTGAATTATCATATTTTATTCGATGGTGGTCAAATATAAAAACGCATATTTTGTTGATGAACTGATTTTTGAAATATATTCGGAAGGAATTCATTAGTAAATCATTAGTAAATCAACCGAATATATTTAAGGTACAGAAGCATTATAATTAATAAAAAAATGTGTGGAATATTGTTTTGTTTAAAACAATTTCCGAATACGAAAGATCATAACGTATTGAAACATAGAGGTCCAGAAGACACATCAAAATTTGAAAATGAACATGTTCAAATGGTATTCAATCGTTTGAAAATTAACGACACCAGCGAAAAGGGAAACCAACCAATGTGGTTCCATGAAAATGTGTTAATCTGTAATGGAGAAATATTTAATCATAAATGGTTGTCCACGACATATGGTTTCAAAATGAACTCAGACAGCGACTGTGAGGTCATTCTTCATTTGTACAATCATTTCAAGTGCAATGACGAGAATACAAATATTTATGAAATCATATCCAAAGTTTGTGAATCATTAGATGGTGAGTTTGCATTTACACTTTATGATACAAAACATGATTTTGTATTTTTTGCAAGGGACCGATATGGTGTGCGTCCGTTATTCTTTGATACAAACACATATTCGTTTGCTTCAGAAGCGAAAGCATTCATTACCACAAAAACTGTAAAACAATTTCCACCTGGTCATTTTGCTATACTATCTAATTATACACATTTATCGTATTTATTTCCATATGTAAATACAATAGGTTCTACAAAATTTATTTTAGATGATGAAGAGACAATACTTATCAACATTAAAAATCTTTTTGAAAAGTCCGTTGAGAAACGGATGATGTCTGATAGAAACATTTGCGCACTTTTATCTGGTGGTTTAGACAGTAGTCTAGTATGTTCAATTCTTGCAAAAAAACAACCAGGTATCAAAACGTTTTCAATTGGAATGAAAGGATCTCCTGATCTAAAATTCGCTAGAATGGTTGCTGAACACATAAAGTCTGATCATACAACGATCGAATTAGATAAAAAAGACTTTTTAGAAGCTATTGAAAATGTTATACGTACGATTGAAAGTTACGATACAACAACAGTTCGTGCAAGTGTTGGCAATTATTTGATTGCTAAATATATATCGAGCAACAGCGATTGTAAAGTTGTATTTAATGGTGATTACTCTGACGAAGTATGTGGAGGATACAAATATTTCAAGAACTGTACAGACCCTAATTTGTTTCATGAAGAATGTTGTAGGTTAGTAAAAGACATTTGTTACTTTGATAGTTTGAGAAGTGACCGAACCATATCACAGTTTGGTTTGGAAGCGCGTGTACCTTTTGCGGACAATGCGTTTGTTGAATACTATCTTTCAATTCATCCAGTATTGAGAATGAGTAACCATCGAATAGAAAAGTACATGCTTCGAAAAGCGTTTGATGATGAAATAGACCCTTTATTACCAAGTAGTGTACTGTGGAGAGAAAAAGAAGCATTTAGTGATGGCCTAAGCATCGAGACTGAATCTTGGAGTGACGTGTTAACATCGTATGTTGAAGATTTAGTGGAACAAAAAGAGTTTGAAAAAAGTAAGTTTCAATTGAAAGAAACATTTTATTATTATTCTATTTACACGAAGTATTTCGATGGAAACCTTATTCCTTACTTGTGGATGCCTAAATTCTGTGATGACAAAATTATTGATCCATCTGCTAGAAAGCTATCATCATAAGTAAACAATTTACAAAGCAGATGTAATACCGAACTTGGCTACACGTTTCGTTGCAGCATCGCCAACTTTTTTAATAATTTCCAATTCTTCGTTTGCATTAATTCTGAGACCGTATTTTACAATAACTTCGTTGCCTAAGTCGTTTAATTTAGTAGAACTCAAATGGAAAGCACCACCCTTAAGTTCCCAGAATGGTTCGTCCTCACGACAAGAAGAGTCTGTAGATACGTCAGTGGCAATATGACCGTAGTTTGTAGCACCTTGGTTTACATTCCACTTGAAAGACTTTTCCCATACACCATTGTTTGTGATTGAGTAGTTTGTTGCGTAAGTATCATTGAATAAAGTTATTTTAGATTCAAGTGGTTTACCTGCAATTAATATACCACCTTCATTGTTTGTTGCTTCATCAACACCATCTGATGGATCAGTGGGTGAACCTTCCGTGCCTAATATATAGGTATCCGATGTACCCAATACAATTGTCTTATCTTCGGCGAACAATTGCGATGTAGTCACATCGATAGTGTTGTACGTTCCAGCAACATCCAAATTACCATTTACAACTAAGGTCGGGGCGTTTATCGTCAATGTTTCACCATTATGTTTGTTAATCGTGTTTACAAAAAGTTCTCTGTTTGCAGTTCCGTCAATAATAACGTCACCATTTACTGATAATTGCGAATTGATGTAAGTTGCACCATTCACAGATAGAATACCATTTACAAATGAATCGGCGTCGGTTTTAATCGAGCTCAATACAGATAAAGTTCCATTGATTCGTGTTAATCCAGATACGTCTAATGTGCTGTTCACTGACAGAGTGTTATTGATAGTGGTTGCGCCAGAAACAGACAAAATGTCGCCTAATTTAGTAGCGGACAATATATCTGTGGTTCCAGAAACAGAAAGGCTATTAGCGATAGTGGTAGCACCGGATACGGAGAGAATGTTGCCTAATTTGGTGGCTGATACAACATCAGCTGTTCCAGCCACTGAAATTGATGACGAAAAGTATGATGCGTCTTGAACAGAAAGTTTGTTACCTAATTGTACACCTCCTAGAACAGATAGTGTATTCGATAAGAACGTCTGTCCGTTTACAGATAATTTAGATCCGAGGTTGGTATCTTGTAATACAGACAATGTTCCACTCAAAAAGGTGTTTCCTCCCACTGAAAGGGTGCTCTTCAAATCAGTTAATCCAGACACGGACAGAGACGCGGACATGATAGAATCACCCGCTACAGATAATTTGTTTCCTAAGTTTACCGCGTCAAGTACACTCAATGTACCAGTCATAAAAGTGTTTCCGCCTACAGAAAGAGTGCTCTTTAAATCAGTTAAACCGGATACCGAGAGAGATGCGGACATGATAGAGTCACCCGCTACAGACAATTTATCACCCAAGTTGGCTGCACCCAAAACGCTTAAAGAGCTTGACAAGAAGGTTACGCCTTGTACTGACAAAGTGTTGCCCATTTGGGTTAATCCAACAATGTCAGTTTGACCATTCACAGAGAGAACGTTGCCTAATTTAGTTGCTCCATTTACAGACAATGTTTTTGTTATAGTAGTGTCTAAGTTCACACTTAAGTGTGATTCAGTCATCGTCATCTTGGCTACAGTTGCGTCGTTCGCATAGAAACTCAATGTATCGTCATCAGGAGTTTTTTCGGCTGTAATGTATGTATCGCTGTCAATATCAATCACACCACCAAATGGTAACCATTCCTTTGCTACACCTTCGCCTAAATAATGTAAACCTTCGAATCTGAAAGTTTCTTCGTTGAAAAATACAGACCCTGTTGGTGCAGTATTTGCAGGGCGAGATGCTTCTACACCAGATGGTAATTTGAAAATAGGTCCATCGAAGAACGAATCAGACGCAACAGACAGAGTGCTTTCTAAATACACAGGACTCTTTACTGATAATGTTGAGCCAAGCTCAACACCACCAGTTACGCTCAATGTACCACTCAAATATGCAGCATCTTTAACAGATAGAGTATTGTTAATGACTGTGAACCCTGCTACGGAAACATGTTTCCGAGTTTGGTTTCTCCGACGAAATCGGCAGTACCCAATGTTGAAATTGATGAATTAAGATATACTTGCTCTTGTACTGATAATGTTGAACCTAATTCAGAGTTTCCGAGAACGCTTAATGTACCGCTCAAGAATGTATTACCACCTACAGAAAGAGTGCTCATCAAATCAGTTAATCCAGATACGGACAGAGACGCGGACATGATGGAATCACCAGCCACGGATAATTTGTTGCCCAAGTTCACCGCATTGAGTACGCTCAGTGTTCCAGTCAAGAAGGTGTTTCCACCTACAGAAAGAGAGCTCTTCAAATCGGTTAATCCAGATACGGATAAAGAACCAGACATTATAGAGTCGCCAGCCACTGATAATTTGTTGCCCAAGTTCACCGCGTTGAGTACGCTCAGTGTTCCAGTCAAGAAGGTGTTTCCACCTACAGAAAGAGAGCTCTTCAAATCAGTTAAACCAGATACAGAGAGAGACGATGACATAATGGAGTCACCAGCTACAGATAACTTGTCGCCTAAGTTTACAGCGCTAAGTACGCTAAGTGTTCCAGTCATAAAAGTGTTACCTCCTACAGAAAGGGTGCTGCTTAAATCAGTCAAACCAGATACAGAGAGAGACGATGACATAATGGAATCACCAGCTACAGATAGCTTGTCGCCTAAGTTCACAGCGCTAAGTACGCTCAGTGTTCCAGTCATGAAAGTGTTACCTCCTACAGAAAGTGTGCTTGCCAAATCAGTCAAACCAGATACAGAGAGAGACGATGACATAATGGAGTCACCAGCCACAGATAGCTTGTCGCCTAAGTTCACAGCGCTAAGTACGCTCAGTGTTCCAGTCATAAAAGTGTTACCTCCTACAGAAAGTGTGCTTGCCAAATCAGTCAAACCAGATACAGAGAGAGACGATGACATTATAGTATCACCTGCAATAGATAATTCGTTTTCTAGAGTTACTTTGTCGTGTACGGATAATGTTCCACCTAACGCCAACGATCCACTTAAATCGAATCCACCAGCTAAATCAAGTTCTCCTGTTATTTTCAAATTATTGGACATGTAGTAACCGTCACTTTGCGAAGTTCTCATTACTTGATAGTTTTTCGCATCTATGATTTCAGATGTCCAAGTATGGTCGGCAACTTGTACAGTAGTGTCCGCATCATTCGGGTAAAATTTCAGATGATAATTGGATGTCGAACGAAACGCAGTTGTTCTTAAAGTTTCGTCATTTTCGATGTGCAATGTTTCAAAATCATTTACACTTAAAATAATACTTCCAGATGAAGCCAATTCGAGAGCAGTTAGGTTTTTAGCATAAATTTTTGGAAGTAATACAGTGCCAAACATTGTGTGTAAGTTTGAATCTGGGTACACTGGGGTGTCTGTTTCATAGATTTGTGTGTTCAAAGCACTATTGTTGACAGTAGAGTATAAAGTGTCGGTCATTTTATATTTTTGTATATTTTTACAAAGAGAGTGTTTTTGAATTTTCAAAATGTATAGAATATTATGTAATACGTTAAATCAATCGTTATAATCTGGTAAAGCTCTTATTGAATAACTCACCCTAACATTTATAAATACATCCAACAAAAACGGCAACATATTCAGTTCTCTTGTACACAAATCTTTTCCATTTCAAGTACTTTGTGACGTTCGAAAAGTCACAATCGCACGTTATTTTTGCTACAGTATAATTCTTATGAACATCGTCAGGTTGTTTCATTCCATATCCAGGTACACTACTCGTAGTAATGTAGTCACCATTTACTAGATTTCCATTCATATTGCAAACCCAAATACCACCTTCTCCAACGGAATTGATCATATATTTTTTATTTCGCATCTTCTTTCGTGTATGAAATTTGATATTTCCAAGATTGAATTCACGGTTCATAGAATCCGTTTCTTCATCACTGATGATTCCGAATACTCGTTTGTCGAAATCCGTTGTACATAATTTTACAATAGGAATTGCTTCGTTAATATTAACAATCTTGTTGTTATTGAGATCACTGTATTCACCGGTAGATATCACAATTTTACCCACTAAATCTTCGATTTGTTTTGATGCAAATTTTCCAGTACATCTATGCTGACCTGTAAAATTGATGATACTTGGATCGAATTCATCTGTGAATGCAGTTCCAATTAAATTTCTAGATTGAAATATCAGATCGCACGTTTTGTTTTCAAGCGGACTTGTAAATACTTTCCAGTACCCATTACTGTTTGTATCATAAAAAGTAAGAGTATCATCGATTTGTAATGGATCCATGAAATGCACATTAGATTCGAAAATCGTTGTGTCTCCAATCACAACGTTTGAGTTTATGAGATCGCCATATATCTTTCCATATATATTAAGATTTGATTCCATGATTACACGAGTACGAAAAATTGGGTCTATTTTTAAGTTTGATGTAAGATGAATATCGCTTAAAAAGTATGTTGGTGAAGTGAACACGTTTTGTTGAGGTGTAAACAATGCACCTGGACACCGAAGTCCATTTGGAACTTCGGTGAAGTCTTGAAGATCCTCGAGTGCCATTTGCATAATACGAGCTCTTTCTTCAAATGCTTGAATCGTTAACGTTCCACATTCGAAATTTCCATTGATTTTAATATCTGAATTTATTTGTAATCGAGAGCGATACCATTCTGGATCATCACTTCTCCATTCGAATGCATGTTCTCCTTCAGAAGTGGTTCCAATGAATATGTTTGATGTTTTTAATTCAAATGTATCAGAATCGAAATCCAACGTTCCCATAGAAACCTTAGGTGCGTCAAAATTGATCGGTGATTCTGAAACAATATTACTACAAAACAACATTCCAGATATGTATGCATTGCTGGAAATTGTGAGAGTGTCAGCAATTGATAGACTTTGTGACATATATACATTATTGGCCACGGATAATGTATTTGATAGGATAGTATCGTCAAATACAGACAACGTCCCTGACATTATCGTGGCTTGTCCTACGGACAGCGTGTTTGTTAGCGTAGTAGGTTCCAATACAGACAACGTCCCTGACATTATCGTGGTTTGTCCTACAGACAGAGTGTTTGACAGGACGGTGGCGTTTCCTACAGACAATGTGTTTGATAACGTAGTAGCTTCCAATACAGACAACGTATTTGACAGCACGGTGGCTTGTCCTACAGACAACGTGTTTGTTAGCGTAGTAGCTTCCAATACAGACAACGTATTTGACAACACGGTGGCGTTTCCTACAGACAACGTGTTTGATAACGTAGTAGCTTCAAATACAGACAACTTACTTGACATTATCGTGGCTTGTCCTACAGATAGCGTGTTTGACAGGACGGTGGCGTTTCCTACAGACAACGTGTTTGATAGCGTAGTAGCTTCCAATACAGACAATGTACTTGACATTATAGTGGCGTTGCCTACAGACAACGTGTTTGATAACGTAGTAGCTTCAAATACAGACAACTTACTTGACATTATCGTGGCTTGTCCTACAGACAGAGTGTTTGATATGACGGTGGCGTTTCCTACAGACAACGTGTTTGATAGCGTAGTAGCTTCAGATACAGACAATGTATTTGACAGCACGGTGGCATTTCCTACAGACAGAGTGTTTGATAACGTAGTAGCTTCAGATACAGACAACGTATTTGACAGGATGGTGGCGTTTCCTACAGACAACGTGTTTGATAACGTAGTAGCTTCCAATACAGACAATGTATTTGACATTATCGTGGCGTTTCCTACAGACAACGTGTTTGTTAGCGTAGTAGCTTCAGATACAGACAACGTGTTTGACAGGATGGTGGCGTTTCCTACAGACAACGTGTTTGATAACGTGGTAGCTTCGAATACAGACAATGTATTTGACATTATCGTGGCGTTTCCTACAGACAACGTGTTTGAAAGCACGGTGACGTTTCCTACAGACAACGTGTTTGATAGTGTAGTAGCTTCGAATACAGACAACGTATTTGACAGCACGGTGGCATTTCCTACAGACAACGTGTTTGTTAGCGTAGTAGCTTCAAATACAGACAACTTACTTGACATTATGGTAGCTTGTCCTACAGATAGGGTGTTTGACAGGACGGTGGCGTTTCCTACAGATAACGTGTTTGATAGCGTAGTAGCTTCAGATACAGACAACGTATTTGACAGCATGGTGGCATTTCCTACAGATAGGGTGTTTGACAGAACGGTGGCGTTTCCTACAGACAGCGTGTTTGATAGCGTAGTAGCTTCAGATACAGACAACGTATTTGACAGAACGGTGGCGTTTCCTACAGACAGCGTGTTTGATAGAGTTGTCGCATTGCCGATTGACAGTTTTTCTGAAATGATTACATCATCACCAACAAAAAGACTATTTTCAACAGTGAATAAATCTCCATTTACAGTCACATTACTTGTGAGTTGAACAAGAGGTGCGTCTATTACTAGAACAGTATCATTATATATACTACTACTGGTAAGTTGTCCATCAATTGTACCATTGAATGTAATATTGGCACCGATCTGAATGTGATTGCTTAGAGAATCGAATACAAAGCTATCATGACCGATTGTAAAGGTGTTTGTGTCGACAGTGACGTTTGAAGACGACAATACCATAGCGTCTGCCGATTGGATGTTGCTTGCAGTCAAAACGCCGTTCACAGTCGCACCGTCTCCCACAGACAAATGGTTGT